GCCCGGCAAGGCAAGGGGGTGCCGATCAAGTGGCCCAACAAGCACGACACCAACTTCAGCCGCCTCGCTCACAAAGTCCGAACGAACGACTGCATTATGTTCAGCTCGAAGGACAGCCTGGTCTGGAAGAGCATGGATTGTACAAATAGCTATTACTGGTCCTTGTGTGTTTTACGCACATGCGGGGATTGAGCTCCTTCCGGTGCGTAAAACCTTAGATTCGAGGTCAAGGGCACGCCAAAAACTTCATTTGGCGACGCTGTAAAGAGGATCTAACTGGACTTTGTGCTGGGTGGGACTAGTTATGACAAGCCCAATGTCACAACATCAAAAAATGCCAGCTAAAACCTCCATTTGACAGCACTGCAAAGTTCTCCTTACAGTTGCTCATACAGATGAAACTGGTATCTGCTGTCAGAATCTGTTCGCACTGGTGCAATTAGGGAAGTAAGTTGTTCAATACATAATTGTCAATGGTCCGAAAAAAATCTTATAAAAGCAGTGATAAAAATATATTAATGATTATATTTAAATTTTCTTAAGTGATATTTAAATATCAATGATGTAAATATAAAATCTTACAAAAGTAGTAATTTAAATATCTAATGAATAAAATTACATCTATAAAAGTGTAGATATTTTAAAAAATAAAATTAACAATATATTTTAATTAAATGAGTTTAAAATAACATTTTAAATGAAATGTCTTTTAGATAACATTTTAAATGAAACTTGATAAATTTAAATTGAATAACAATTTATTTTCATAAAAATGACTTTAATTAACATTTGAATAAAACTTAGTAAAATTTAAATTAAATAAAAATTAGTTTTCATTATAAATTATATTAAATTAATATAATAAAACCTGACTTTTAAATAAAATATGTTTATTTTCTTAAATTTTTTATAATAAAGAGGTTTCACCTAATAAATGTAATTGTTCTTTAAAAAATAAATTAATATAATAAAACATGACTTAAATAAAATATGTTTATTTTCTTAAATCTTTTATAATGAAGACTTAGAAGTTTCACCTAATATATGTAAGTGTTTTTAAAAAAAGTTAATATAATAACTGACTTTTAATTAAAATATGTTTATTTTCTTGAATCTTTTATAATAAAGTCCTATAAGTTTTATCTAATAAATGTAGGTGTTTTTAAAAAATAAATTAATAAAATAAGTTTATTTTCTTAAAACTTTTTATAGTGAAGGCCTGAAAGTTTTACCTAATGAATGTGGTGCTTTTTTAAAAATAAAACAAATTATTATTTTCTTAATTTTTTTTGAAATTAAGAAAATTATCCATTAATTATTATAAAAATAATGATATTTGATTTTCAAAAAATTAACTAAGCATTTTTAATAATTTTTTTATTTTCATAAAAATCAACAACTTATTTCTTATAAAAATAGTGTAACTAAGCATTTTTAATAATTTTTTTTTATTTTTATAAAAAATCAACAACTTATTTCTTATAAAAATATGTACTAAGCATTTTTAATAATTAAATTTTTAATCTTTTTGTAAAAAATTAATGATAAAATTTATTTAAAGATATTTAAAAAATTAATACCACAAAAAATTTTTAAAATAAGAGGAGATAAATAGCATTGAATAAGGTTTTGTGGTATCTATATCATAAACATTTATTACATTTTTAATTCCAAATTAAAAATGCAATTACGATCATATTCTAATTTTTTAAACAAATTAAAGTTATTTTAAATTAGAATTAATAAATTGCACTAGTTTTTAAATTAAATAATATTTTTGATATAAAATAATTTCACTATCTTTTTTAAAAATTAATATCTGATTGTTTGCTTTAATAATTAAAATATCTAAAAATGCTTTTAATACAATTATCTTTAAAAATAAATACATTTTTGGTCTATTTTTTAGTACTAAAAATATTTAATACGAAACAAGATATTTACAACATCGGTTAAAATCATTTAAGAAAATTATTTAAAATATATTAATAACATTTAATACGAAACAAGATAATTACAATATCGGTTAAAATCGTTTAAGAAAAGTATTTAAAGTGTATTAATAACATTAAAATATTTGCACAAAAATATTTAATAAGTTATTGAACAATCTGTTTATGTTATTTCGTAAACGAGATAAAAAATTGTTGAACAATCTAGGACTAATGTTATTTTATTAATTTTAACCTATTTAAAAATTATCCAACATAATATCATATCTATTTTTAATCAGATTTGTCTTTTGTTAAATCAATAATATTTTACTAAAATAACAATTTTTATGATGACAATTTATATAATACATTAACTTTTATAGTCATAGTGTTGAAATTAATATAAATTTGGGTTTGAAATTTTAATAATTAATTTAGGTAATTTTTATATTTATTTTAGATAATTTACAATTATAAAATTAATTGAGGTTGTTAAAAAACTAAACGATTAGAAATAAATTAATAATTGGTAAATTATATTTTTAAAATAAAATTTTTGCGAAATACTGATAAACACCTTTTGAATTTTTAAATAAGTATTAACATATTTTAAATTAAAATCATTGTTCAATGATATATGTACATGAAATTAAAAAATTTTAAATATTCTTAATTATTTATTAAAAATCGAAAACAAGATTTAATTATAAAAATCATTTAAAACTTTTAAAAATATAAAATTAACATAAGGAAAATTATTAAAATATTTTATCATACCTTGTTAATCAAACATTACTACAGTATTAGACAATTTGGTTTAATATTTTTGGAAAAATTATTTTGGTTTTTTAATTAAAGGATATATTTTTTAGTTGATAAATTATTTGGTAATTAGACATTAAAATTTTGTTTTTCATCGTAAAAATAACAATTTATTTTAATATAAAATAATTATATTATTAATATAATAATTAATTAATTTCAATTATACAATATTTGTTTATTAATAAAAGATAAATTAGATATTTTTAGAATTTAAAAATATGATAGTTTTTGATTTATAATTTAATTTAACGAATACAGATTTTATATCTTAAAAATTGATAATTTAATCAATCGAATATATTTTTGTTTATTACATTTTATATGTCATAAAAAAATTCATTTCCGTTCTTTTTAAATTTGTTAATTTAATTGCAGATTGATTAAACGGAACATAATTAGGAATATTGCAATTAAATTTATCATTTTTAACTTTTTCATTTTCGACTATTATTAATCGTTCTAAAAATTCTTGAAGTGTTCTTTTTCTTAATAATTCAGGGGTTACTTGGCGGGACGGATTTTGATAAAGTTTTAAATAAACATTCATCATTACGATCCTGACGATATCAGGATCTAAATTTTTATGTGTCATGTCATAAATAACATCAATAACATATTTGATATCTAAATCTGTTATTTTTTCCGCATTGAACATTTTTATTTTATATTAATTAAAAAATAATATTTTTTATTTTCTTATAAAAAAATGGCATCAACTAATTCCGTTCAAGTAGGATTTATAGATTTATCAGCATTTTCTGAAATTGATGCCTATCTTTATGGTGGTCAATTATCAGTAACTTGGTTTGTTGGAACTGTACAAAAGTCAAATTGGTTTACAATAATTCCTGTTTCTTTAAGACATGATAGCACTCCAAATTTTGGAACAAAAGCTTCAGCTTTATTGAATCGAACTGGAGATTATGCAATAAATACTTGGTTTCGAGTTCAAATACCTCAAATTGTTTTAATTGATGATCCAAATATTTATACTGGAGCGACACTTCGATGGACAAGATATCTTGGACATGCTCTATTCAAGAAAATTCAATTAACACATAATGAATTAGTTACACAAGAGTTTACTTCGGAATGGATGGATATGAACTTTCAATTTAATATTTGTGCTAATAAAAGAATAGGATATCGGCAAATGATTTGTGATATCCCATCTTATTATAATGCTCAAAAACCCGGCGTTCCCGTTGGCGATGGGGGATTTCTCAATATACCACTCCCTCTTTGGTATACTGAAGATTCGGGTCGCGCTTTACCTGTTGCCGGAATTCCATTTTGTGAAACTAAAATTAACTATGATTTTAGAGATTGGAGTGAACTTGTTGTAGTTTTTCCTGGAATTCAAGGAGTAAAAGGAAACCGAATCGCAACTGTAAATGATGTTTTTCAATATTCTACACAATCTGCTCCAACTGTTAAACCGGCATTTATTAATCCGGAAACATTTACAACTTTCGCCATGGTACATAATGATGAAAGAGAAATGATGGGAAATGGTAATCGAGATATTTTAATGTATCAAATTCAAATTGCACCAATTACAACAATTTCCGGACTCGATAAAAATACTGTACAAACATTTGACATAAGATTTTCTAACCCAATTGTCGCGCTTTTTTTTGCAATTAAAAATATTAGTATTAATTCATTTAGCCCTTCTTCTGGACAAGAACATGCAAATTATACAACTGAAATGGCTTATACGGGAATGGATCCAATTGGTACCGCAACTTTATTGTACGAAAATAGTATTCGAACACAAATGGGCGCGGATTACTATTCTTTAGTCGCGCCTTATTATCATACAAAAACTATTCCCGACGAATATGGATATCATATGTATCCTTATGCTTTAGATGCATTTAATTTAAATCCTTGCGGATCAACTAATTACAATAAATTAGCCAATGTTTCTTTACAATTTAACATGAGTTCAAATGCTAAAAATTCATTTAATTCATCTTCGACACCGGTGGATCAAAACGGATATCCACTTCAATGGCCGGATCAAACAGGAACACTGAGACCAATACCTCAATCCGGCCAAAGTATTATTATTGGTAAAAATCATCAACTAGCAAGAATTGGAAATGGGACTTTTGGTTTCCCGGTTTTATAAAAAGAATATTTTGTTGCAACAATGTTGCAACTTTTTTTTAATAAGTTATATAATTTTTAACAATTAAATTACCTAAATTGTTGGGTGTAGCATGGGCGCCTCCACCACCCCATGTCAAAGGTAAATTAGTTAAAAAATCATCACCGACTGTTGTTTGTGCAATAATTTTACCATTTACTATAAATGAAATAACATTTGGTAAAGAAAACATTATTTCAAGACAAATTGGACTATTTGTTGTTAAAGATGATAAATAAGTATCGCTTGAAATATAATATAATAAATTAAAAGCTGATGTTGTTAAAACCGAACCTCCAATTGTACATCGGAATCTATTAGCGTTAGTAAATTCATCTCTAAAATTAACATAAATATCTGTTTGACCGGCGAGATAAATATAATTATTGGGGATATAATGAAATGAAGAAATACTTCCAAAATGAAATGGATATTTAAATTGTCTGAGATGATAAATTGGATCTAGAGCTGCCGTTGTCGAATCGTATAAATAAGGAATTGTTGAATTTAAAGAATTAATCGAAGTTGTGTTGGCGGCCACAGAAGTTGTTAAACTATTGATCGAAGTTGTGTTGGCTGCGACGGAAGTCGTTAAATTACCAATGGAAGTTGTGTTGGCGGCCACAGAAGTTGTTAAACTATTGATCGAAGTTGTGTTGGCCGTGACGGAAGTCGTTAAATTACCAATGGAAGTTGTGTTTGCCGCCACAGAAGTTGTTAAACTATTGATCGAAGTTGTGTTGGCTGCGATGGAAGTTGTTAAATTACCAATAGAAGTTGTGTTGGCGGCCACAGAAGTTGTTAAACTATTGATCGAAGTTGTGTTGGCCGCGACGGAAGTTGTTAAATTACCAATAGAAGTTGTGTTGGCGGCCACAGAAGTTGTTAAACTATTGATCGAAGTTGTGTTGGCGGCAACCGAGGTTTTGATATTATTGATTGAAGTTGTATTTGTCGCCACGGAAGCGGCCAAATTTCCAATGGAAGTTGTGTTGGCTGCCACAGAAGTGGTTAAATTTCCAATAGAAGTTGTGTTTGCTGTCACCGATGTTTTGACGTTATTGATCGAAGTTGTGTTGGCCGCGACGGAAGTTGTTAAATTTCCAATGGAAGTTGTGTTGGCGGCCACAGAAGTTGTTAAACTATTTATCGAAGATGAATTTGTTTCATTTTCATTAGTTAATACATCAATTGAATTAACATTTACGGAAATAGCCAAAGAATTCCCATCAATTTCAGTTTTGAATGTATCTAAAACCGAATCTACGCCTCCCAATGAATCTGCTAAATTAACTGGATTTGAGACATTTCCTAAATTAAATACATTCGAATTTATCGACGATGCGGTTATTGACACCATACTCATTTTATTTTATCAAAATAATATGTTAAACCTGTTTAAAATTATTAATAGCTAAACAGCCAATTGACGTTGCAGAAGATGCCGGAAACCCGCCAATTCCATGAACAAAGGGTAAATTATTCAACACATCATCATAAAGTAATGTTTGTGCGATTAATTTTCCGTTTACGAAAAAAGATACTAAATTTGGATAAGAGATCATAATTTCTAATGAAACCGGACTATTTATTTGTAAACCTGATAAAAATGAATCACTTGATATATTATATAATAAATTAAATGATGATGTCGAAACCAAAGATCCTTCAATAGAACATCTAAATCTTTGAAAATTTGTAAATTCATCACGTAAAACTATTGATATATTATCTGATCCATTAGAAATATAAATAAAACTATTTGGAATAAAATTAAATATTTTAAAACTTCCAAATGTTATCGGAAAGGGTAAAGGTAATATTGTATAATCTTGAAAAAAAGAAGTCGTATTTAATAAACATGCTTCTAAATTTAAAATTTCGACTGTTGAAGATAAGTTGGAATCATTTGTAGTTTTTAAATTACTTACCGAATTTATGTTTGAATTATTTTTTGATTGTAAATCTTCAATAGAATAATAATGTAAAGAAGATGAATTTGATAAATTATTAACCAAACTACTGTTAGATAAATTATTAGTCGCCAGTGTACCAATAGAAGTAATATTTGATAAAATGCTATTTGTTATTTGATTAATAGAAGAACTATTGGATGATACCGAGGAAGTTAAAGTATTCAAAGAACCGAGATTGGATGAATTTGATGTAGAAATAGTTCCAAGAGAAGAAGTATTGGATGATACCGAGGAAGTTAAAGTATTCAAAGAACCGAGATTGGATGAATTTGATGTAGAAATAGTTCCAAGAGAAGATGTATTGGATGATACCGATGAAGTTAAAGTATTCAAAGAACCGAGATTGGATGAATTTGACGTGGTAATAGTCGCAATGGAAGAAGTATTAGACGATACCGAAGTAACTAATGTATTTAAAGAACTGAGATTAGATGAATTTGACGTGGAAATAGGTACAAGAGAAGAAATATTAGAAGAATTGGAATTGGTAAGTATTCCAGTTGAAGTGGTATTCGATGAAACTAAATTATCTAAATTAGTTATCGAGGTTTTATTTGAAATAACATTTGAATTAATAGTATTTAATGATGTAGAATTATTGTTAACTGAATTTTTTAAATTATTAATGGAATTTATATTTTCCGCAACTTTTGCTTCTAAAACGGTTATTTCATTTAAATTTATATTTATAGCTGATGTATTCGAATCATTTTCAGATTTTAAAGTTTCAAATTTTGTTTCAAAATCATTTAAAGAATTCGATAAATTAAAATTATCCGACACCGTACCAACAACAAACAGTTTTGAATTTAAAGATGATGCGTTTAATGATAACTGCGACATTTTTTTTAAAAAAATATTTCAAAAAATTTTTGAAATTAAAATATTTAAAAAATTATTTTATTTTTTAATGTCATTAAATATTTCTTTAAATAATTCTTCTGACATTTCTTTTTGTTTTATGTGTTTTATTATGCTATTTAATAATATAGAATTTTTACTTTTATCTATTTCTTTTGTACTAAACATTAATGATATACCCGGAAATTGATGTTTAAATTCTTTTCTTTTATTTCTTGAATAATAGTCAAAAAATATAAAAGTTTTAATATTTAATTTTGAAATTTCATTTAAATATGGTTTTATACAATAATTTTTATTTTTATATATAATTTCATTATTTTCAGATAATTCGGTTATAATTATAATAATTATAAATATTACATGTTTTTTTTTTATATTTTTATAAAATAAATACATTTCGTCGAATTCTAAAACAATTGGATTATAACTAAATTGTTTTAGGATGTTATATAAGTTAAAATAATTTATATAAAAATTATTTATAATAAAAGATAATTTCATTTCAAATAATTAAATTTAATTAGATTAAAAATAAATTTTTCATCTACATAAAAATCAATTGTAATGGGATTAGAAAAAATATTTCTCAAACCATATTATCAAGATTATTGATTTTATTAAAAAATTCTAACGTTGTTGAAGTTGTTGTTAGATATGATTGTTTAACTTCCGGAACTAAACTTTCATCTACAAAACCATAGGCATGAATAAATAATACAATTTTATTTATCTTTTCTTTATCAATGGCTAAATAATATTTCATCAAATTGCAAAAATCTTGTTCGGTCGTTTTTGCTTGGAGCGTTTTACCGGCAATAAATTCTTGCAAAACAACATTAATTAAATCATTTAATGTTTGAGTAATAAAAATACCTTCACCAAAAGGTGCCGAACCTTTTGGGGCAACTTCTCGGACCCTTTCGTTTCCTCCTAAATCGATAAATAATATTTTAACTTTTTCTTCAGTAATTGTTTTTGTTTTTTTATTCTCGACGTCAACTTTAACATTTAAAATTACAAATGCGTGTGATCTTGATGAATCATCATTAAACGTTGTAGCGCGTTGAAAACGACGTTCGGTTAAAAATCTTTGAATTTTATCGCCATAATTATCACCTTTTAATTGATCAAAGTCTGTTAATGGCACTGATGGCGTTTTTCCTGAAATATCGTAAGTTTTAAAAGTGATAAATTTCATAGATTTACCGATTCCTGTGTTTTTTGAAAAACTACTCATATCAGATTTTTCCTTTTTCTTTTGTTTTGTAATTATAGGAGTATTGGAGCCAATATCTCCTTCCTGTAAAATAAAATAAATACCCATTGATCCAGTTGCATCAGGATATAATTGAAATATTGTTACAGAAATATCTCTAAATTTTTTTGGTTGTGTTAACATGTAGTCGATTGAATAACCCAGAATACCTTTGGCACCTTTATCATTTCCCAACAAAGTATAAGTTTTACCTGAACCACTTTGTCCATATACAAAAAACAATAAATCATTTCCATAATTTAAATTATCAATAAGACCTTTTATTTCACAATTGAATATATCATTTGTTGTATCTTTTTTCGTGTAATTAGGTAAATTAGAAAAATCATAGTAAATATTGGTAAAACCTGCATAAGTCATTGGCACTTTGTTCGTCATGGCATTTGTATCATATTTTACTGATGTTACGGGACTCATTAAACATCTCGGGACATTTTCTTGTTGAGGAATCGTACCTTCAATGGGAAATAAAATTTGAGTTTTTTTCGGATCAAAATCTGGTTTTATTCTTAATATTTTTTTACCAATTCCTAATAGATTAGTATACAAATCTTTAAATTCAGGATCTTCTTCTAATGTTTCTATTATTTTTTTATCTTTATAATATTCAGACAAAAATGCATCATTTTTTTCCGCACAATCTAATTCTTTAAAATTAGATTCCATCTGAACTAGTTTTTCATATTTTTGTACATTTTTTGTAAATTCCAAATGGCGAACTTTCATAAAATCTTTAAATTGGTTTTTTACATTTAAATTTTTAATTTTATTTTCACTTTGTTTGTTAATTCTATTTAGCATTATTTGAAATTTTTTAAATTTACTCGATAAAACTGCAATATTTAATAAATATTCTTCTTTGAGTTGTAAACACTTATCTGCAAATGATGAAGGTATTTCTTCGGTTTCTTTAACATTTTCAGCTTCTTTACGTCGCAATCTTTCTGCTTCATCTAGTAATCTCTGACGTTCTTTTTGTTTTAATCTTTCTTCAATAAGTTTTTCGTTCATATAATTATCATATTTTTGAGCTTTATCATTCAGGGCTCTATTTTCTTCTTGAAGGAGAATGTATTCTTCTTCAAATCGTTTAACTTGTTTTAAACATTCTTTATTGGATTTTTCTAATTCTATAGTATCTGAATTTTTTTCTAAAATTGTGAGTTTATTTGTTAATGAATTAATTTGTGTTTCGTATCTTTTAATTATTTCATTTTTTTTGTTTATTTCGTCGGTTAACGTTTCTTGAATTTCTTCTATTTTTTTTAAAGAAGGATCCAAATTACTCGATGCTTTATTAATTTCTTTACAAATTTTTAGATCGGATTCAAGTTTAATTATTTTAGAATTTAAAGATAAAGAGGAAGATTTTTCCGACATACATTTTCTCAATTCTTCCTCTTGTTTTTTTAAAAGTTCTTTTTGTTCTTGAGTTGTTTTATTGCAATATATTAATTTTTGTTCTAAAGAAGATATTTCATCATCTTTTGATTTGGTCAAACTATTATTATTTATTTCGTCTATTTTAATTTGATTTTTTAATTTCACATTTTCTTCAACTATTAGTTCAACCATTTCATTTCTTGATTGCGGTTCAATATTTACTTGTGTTTTTAATAATTCTTCTTCTGTTTTTTTTAAATCTTTCAACAGATTTGTATTTTTTTGTTCTTCGGTCATCAATTTATTTTTATATTTATCCAGTTCAGCTTTATATCTCAAAACATCATTATTAGATTCACTTTTAATTTTTAAAATTTCTCTTTCCTTATCTTTTAATAAATTTTCAATTTCACTTTCTCGAACTCTTTTTTCGTTTTCTAATTTTTGGATTTGATCATTGATGGCAATGGGATTGGACTTATTTTCAATTAATGCTTTAAACGAATCCCTTAAATCGGTTTCTTTACGTTTAAATTCAAGATTCAATTTTTCAATATCTTCGGCATGAGATTTATTGATATTAACAATTTCATTTTTTCTTTGTTCTTTCATTTTATTCATTTCGTCAAAACATGATCTAGTAGCTTCACCTAAATCTTTAGTATTAAGAATTGAAATTTCGGCATTCAATTGTTGAAGTTGTAAACTCAAGTCATTATTTTTCGTTTTAGCATCATTTAATTCGCGAGTATACATGGCTAAAATATTTTCTTTAGATTCTAAAGCACTTTTAATTTGATTAGCGCAATCAAGTTTTTCTTTTTCTGTAAATATTGGACTCGAATCAAATTCTTGTTTTTTTTTATTCAATTCTTCAAGTAGATTTACTTTTTCTTTTGATAATTTATCTAAGGCGCTTAAATTATTTAAATATTTCGTTTCTAATGCATCGTATTTATCTTTTTTGGTAATTAATTCTTTAATATCATCTTTATTTGCTAAATTATTATATTTATTTAATAATTCATTATATTCTTTCATTAACTTTGAATATTTATCATCATTCGATGCTGATAATTCTATTTCACTAATCATGTCTGCATGTTTTCTTTTTAATTCTTCAATTTGTTTTTCTAAATTTTTTATTTTATATTCACTATTTCTGGAATCTAAAGATTTACTATAAAGTTCTAAATTATTAATTTTTGGATTTTCAGGATCACTTTTTTTCAATTGCTCAATTTCGTCAGTTATTTTATCTTTTTCTTTTTGATAATCTTCCAAGCTTGTATTGGTATTTTTGTTTTTTAATAATAAATCATATTCAATTCTCATTTTATCAAATTCTTCTTCCATCTCTTTATATCGGGTAATTGTCAATTCATTTTCTTTAATTTTCTTTAATAAATCATCTTTATTTTCAATTACATTTTTCGAAGAATCATCAAAGGAAGTTTTTCCTTCTTCTAATAATTTTATTTTATTTTTTGCATCAGCAAGTTCTTTTAATGTATTATCGTAGTTTTGTTTTATATCTAATAAATTTATTTCTTCCATTTTGATTTCTGCTTCTTTTAATTTTCTTTTTAATTCAATAACATCTTCTACCGGTGAATTAGGATCATTTGATAACCTTTCATATTTTTCTTTTAATTCTTTATAATTTTTTTCTAATTCTTCACATTTTAAAAGTTTTTGTTTATATTCGTCAAGTTTTTCAAATAATTCTTTTCGTTCATTTGTGTAGAATGTTATGTCTTCATTAAATGAAGTTTTTGAATCTTCCAATACTTTAATTTTATTTTTCGCGTCTTCTAGTTCTTTTAACAGTTTATCATTATTCTCTTCTAATCCGCCTTTTCTGTAATTTTTTAATTGTTCTTCACTATATCTTAATTTTTCCTGTAATTTAAGAATTTCGGATTCTAAAAGAGATTTTTGAATATTAATTTTTTGTTTTCGTATCTGTTCTAATTCTTTTTGATTTTCTTCAAATTGATCAATAAGTTTATCATATTTTTCTTTTATTTTAAACGAATCCGGATCATTTAATTTTTTTCGTAATTCGTTTTCTTCCATAACTATTTGTTTTTCATTTTGTTTTAAATCTTCCATCCGTCTTCTATTATTTTCAAATTCAAGTTCCAGTTTTTCAATAAGCTCGCGATCAGGGGATTCGTCTTTAATCGAAAGATTGTATTTTCTTATCAATTCATTATATTCTTTTTCATTTTTTTCTAATTCTTCAATAACATATTTATATCCTTCATTTAACCTTGCATAATTTTCATTTTTTGCTAAAGTATCTCGATGTTCTTTATTCAATTCTTCTAATTGTTGTTTTAAAATGTTATATTCATTTTTAGTTTTTTCATTTTGTATTTTTAGATTATTTATTATTTCTCGATCGCTTGTCAATTCTCTTTCGTCATCTATTAATTTATTTTTTTCTTGATTAATTAACCCGATTTTATTTTGATAATCGGCCAATCTATTATTTAAATTTTTATTTTCATCTATTAAACGATCATATAATATTTGAATATTTTCTTTATTAACTTGTAATTGATTAAATTTATTAAGTAATTCCGCATCGGATGTATCATATAATTTTTTCTTACGATACAATTCTTCTAATTCATCATTTTTTAATTGCAGTTGATATTTTAAATTATTTATTTCATTTAAATTTAAACTTGAACTTCCAAATGATTCTTTGGTTCTCATTTCATTTTGTAATTTATCCAATTCAAATTTTACTCTTTCCAATTCTGATTTAGTTTTAATTAATTCAGAATAATTTGATTGTGAACCTTCATGTAAATTTATATATTTGGAAAGTTCATTTTCTAAATCATTTATTTTTTTAATTAATTCATTTTCTCTTTGATTACTATATAAAATATTTTCTCTTAATGATTTTACAATGGAATCATCTGGTTTATTAATTGTTAAATTTAAAATATCTTTATTAAGAGCATCGATGGTAGTTGATAATCGTTTAATTTCATTATTTTTATTACTTATTTCGTCTCGAAATAATTCAATATCATATTTTGAAGGCATCTCATCTAATTTGTTTCTTAATTTCTGTAAATCTTGAACAAGATCTTTTTTTTCAGAATACAATTCATTAATCTTCATTTCTTGATAATTGGTAGGTTTTAAATTTTCATGTAGTTCTTCAATAGTAATTTCGGCATTATGGAGTTTGTTTAATAAAAAATCAATTGTATTTTTATTTTCATGAGTTCCAAAAAATGAATGAATATGTTTATTTAATTCATCATTTTTTTGGGATAATTTATTTTCAATTTCTTCATGATCCAATTCTGGTTTTGATAAAATATTTTCGTAATTTTTAACTTCATTTTTTAAATTATTTAATTTATTTTCCATATCACTTTTAATTGTTTGAAGATTATTAATTTTCATTTCATGTTTATTTACGACGTCCATTAATTTAGAATAATTCCTTTCATTAGGTTTATTTAAAATTACATTTTGTAATTCATTGTTTAGTTCTTCATTTTGATGTTTTAAACTATTAATTTCATTTATATATTTTGTATGCATTTGTTCCATTAAATTTGTTTCTTTATTAAAAGCACCAAGATATTGATTTAAAAAGGGGTTCTGATCAGGAGAATAATTTTCCGGTGTTGGTTCTCTTTGATATAGTAAATTTGTTGAATAAGGTTTTAATATATTAATTGAGTCTTTATATGTTTGAATATTTGCCATTTCTTCTAAATATTTATTTTTATAATTTTCAAATTCATTGTTAAATTTATGAGTTAATTTTTTAAAAATACTTTCAAATTCTTCTTTTTTTTCCGGATACTTTTCAGATTTATTCAATAAATCATTTTTTAATAATTCTATAGCCTTTTGATGTAATTCTTCTAATTTAACTAAAGATTCAATATTATTATAATGATCCTCGTCTTTTAAATTAATTTTTGAAATAAAATTTTTTACCTTTTCATCATCCTTTAATCTATTTAAAAATTCAGATAAAGAATTATTATATAAATCAATTTTTGAAATAATATATTTAACTTCTTTATTATCATCGGGTGATAAAATATTAATTTTATTTTTTAATTTATTAACAAGCTCTAAACTATTGGTGAAATTTTTATCAATAGGAATATCAAATAATAAAACCATTTTTTTATCTTCATTCGAAAGGTTATTAAGTAAAAAATATTTTGTTTTTAAATAATTAAATGCGGATAAAAATTCTGTAAATTTATCAATTGGAATTTCATTTAATTTCATATTATGAAAGATCAACTGGAGTCCTGATTTATTTAAGGGATAAACCTGTTTATATAATATATGCATATTATCACCTTTATAAAAACTTTTTAAATTTTGTAATAAACTTTTTTTATTATTCATTAAATAATAAGAATTAAAAATAGACTCAAATTCCGGATAAGCAATTGGTTTATCATCAATTTTAACTTGTAAATTATCAAATTTTAAAGTTAAATTGTCCGCGAAATTTTTAAATTTGTCATTTGTAATTGCTTTATCAATTTCCATTTGATTTTTTAAATTTTGTAATTCACTTTTAAAATTTGTTTCTTTGTCTTTCATTGGAAGATCTTGATCATTTATAATTCTAGAAATACTTTCAATAAATTTATCTTCTTTTGATATATTTTGTTTAGATGGAAATACAGATCCCCAATTAGATAAATTAGGTTGAAAATTTATATTAGGTCCTTGATTTGATAAATTAGGTTGAAAATTTATATTAGGCCCTTGATTTAATAATTTGGGTTGAAAATTTATATTTGGACCTTGATTTGATACATTTGGTTGAAAATTTGGATCGGGAACATTTCGAGATGGGAAATTTTCTGTTTTTGAAGGTTTTAAATTTGGATTAGGTGAATAATTAAAATTTTCAACAGTATCCGAATAAAAGGTACTAGAAAATTCACTTTCGGATCCCAATCCATCACCATCAGGTCTTGGTGGTGGAATATAAGACCTCGTATTTGGGTCATAAATATGCGCACCTGGAGGAACCAAAATCAAAGGTTCTTGTTCCATTGACGGAACCGAAGGCTGAGGGAAATTTTCTGTTTGTGATGGTGTCGGACTTTCGTTAGTAGTTGATGTTGCAGGTGTTTGCAAATACTCATTTAATATTTCTCTTATTCTCTGGAGTTTATTTTCTTGAGATTCACTTAAAAATGTTCTAATTAATTGTTCTTTTAATTTTTTTCTTTTTTGCTCCAATAATCTTTTCATCGTTTCTTGACTTAAATTTTGCATTTCATTTTGGGTCATATAATTTGTTTCATTGACTAAAACATTAATGTTTCTTAATTGATTTGTATTTTCTTCATTTAATATTTGTTCCATAATTCTATCTATTTCTTGTAAATCTTCTTCATTATGAATTGTTTCAGCATGTCTTCTTGCTTCTTGCAACATTTTATAAAATGCTTCTTGTGATTTAGATAGTTTATTTTCTAATTCGAAATAAACTTTCATCATTTGATCATGTTCTTTTGAAGATAATTCGAATTTTGGTGTTCTTTCTTTAACATCTTTTATAAATTCTGTTAATTGTTTTCCATTAATCTCCAAAATACCACTATCTTTTTTTACCGGTTTTAAATTATAAATTTCAGCTATATTTCTTATTTTAAACCAATTATTATCGTCTTGAAGATTGTTTCCTTGTAAATAATTAAATAAATCGGTTAATATATCTTGACTAATTGTAATATTATTTTCTTTTTTATTATTCAAAAATTGATTTAATAATAAATTCATCATTACATCATAATGTGTATTTGAATAATTTAAATTATTAAATGGAACATTTGGGTAAATTCGTAACATATTTAAAATATTGGATTCTTTGTTTTGATCTAATAATAAAGCGTGTATAATATTTTCAGGAATGTAATAATAATTATTACATTCTCTTGGAGAAATTAACTGAGAGAAAGTATCTTTACCAATAACTGATAAATCATTGGTGTTATTTAAAGGTAAATGCATTATTGGCGTATTTAATCTTTGTAAACCAATATCGTTAATATTTAACGATATTGGTTGAATCAAATTATTACCTGTACAACCTTTATTAATTCCATAATTTAATAAATTATCAATTCCGGAATTAGGAAGTAAAAAAGGATTATTGTATCTCGAAAGTATATGATCCATCAAATTATTTTTAATTTTTGTTGTTGCAATATTATAATTATCAAAAGGCATTCGTAAAGAATCATGTAAATTATTTAACGAACTATTAAATAAATTTTTTTGAATTGAATTATTTTGATAGTTTATATCCATCATTTGCTGTTGAAGTGTTTTATTTGCATTAATTAATTCTTTTACATAATTTTCGTAATTTTTTTCATTCCAATCATATCCTTCGCCTTTATATCCTTCTTGAAATAATCTTGTTAATTTTGACAATTTTTCTGTACTTGCCATGTTTGTTCGTTTTATATGATCTTCATAATTTGATTTTATATTATTAAAATAATCAACTAATTGTTTATTTACTTGATCTTGTACTATTTTTTTTGTATCATATGAAGTAATTTTT